GGTCATCCTATTCAGATTACATTACCGAGGTTCTAATGAAGATTGCATTATGTTTCTCTGGACAACCCAGGTTCATTGAGAGAATGAATTTTGATAACCTCATTCAAGATCAAGATGTTGATGTCTTTGCTCATTTTTGGTGGGATGAAAGTTATAGAGGACAACTCTTTGCTTGGAATAGTGAACTTAAATATCCAGATGACTATGATCCTATAGAAGCATTTTCTTTAAAGATGCGTCCAGAAAGAATAGTCTATAGTAAATATCCAGACTTTGACTTGTCAGGTTTTAAAATGGTAAGTCAGATGGAGTTTCCATTGACAGAAAAGGTAGTGGAACAGTCTATCTTTCGTCAGAAATGTCAATGGACATCAGCAAAACATGCAGTTAATTTAGTTGATAGGGATTATGATCTTGTTATTCGTATGAGAACTGACTTAGAGTTTCCTGAGAGAGTTCCTTTACATGAATGTGATGGTGATGGTTTGTATATGATGAACGGTTCCTATCAAGCAGGAGCTGGTAGAGAGTATTGTGATTGGTTCTATTGTGGACCGTTAAATAGAGTACAACAGTTCGATCCTCTGGCTGTATTTGATGACTTCTATAAGGATGGTATTCGTCATATGCATGACCTTGTAATTGAGACTCTTCGTACTTTACAAATCCCACATCAGGTGTTAGACTTGAAAGCGTGGATGACAGATCGCAATAAAATTAAATGAAGATAGTTATCTGGGGATATCCTCTACACACCCACACTCATTCCTATATTCATAGTTCTTTTTATAAGGCTTTTGAATATCTAGGACATGATGTTTATTGGTTTCACGATGATGAGTATCCAGAAGATTTTGATTATGATGATTGCATTTTCTTAACTGAAGGGTTTGCAGATAAGAATATTCCACTCAATGAAACTAGTACATATTTTGTACATGTTTGTGTCAATCCTAAAAAGTATCTTGGTAAAGTAAAGAAACTCATAGATGTTCGATACTTGCAAGAGAGTATGGATAATGATAACTATGACTTTGTATTAGATAGAGATAACTGTACTCAATTAGATACTGGTATTCTCTATGATGATAAGTCAGATGAATATGACATCATCTATGCTGGATGGGCAACTGACTTGTTGCCTTTTGAAATTGACTTTGATTGGATTGGTCTTCCTAGAGAGAATAAGTATTACTTTGTAGGTAGTACTTCTGGTGATGGTAGGTTCGCAAATGCTCATCTTATTAATGAGTTTGCTGGTTATTGTAAAGAGGTTGGTGTAGACTTTGTTTATGTTAATCCTTGGGTGAATCCAGTAAGTGATGAAGAGAACCGTATATTAACTCAGAAGAGTTTTATTTCTCCAGACTTTAGAAATGCAACTCATAAGAAGTGGGGATACCTCGCTTGTCGATTGGTTAAGAGTATTAGTTATGGACAACTTGGGTTGACAAACTCTCCTATTAATGCGAAGTTTGTTGACAACAGTGTTATTTGTAAGGAAGATATTCGTGAACTATTTGATGAAGGACTAAAGTATAAAGATGATAAAGATCTTATTAGACATCAAATGGAGGTTGTAAAATTTAATCATACTTATCTAAATCGTATCAATGGGATGTTAAAAGTATTATGACATTAGGAGTATTCCATCAGGTTCATCACAACCCTAAAGCAACAAAGGAATCTATTAAAAGTTTTCGTGAGTTTCATCCAAAGAATCCATATGTATTAATACGTGATGGTGATGGGGATGACTTTTCTGAGATTGCTAAAGAGTATGATTGTCTTTATTTGATTGAGGAGAATAACCTTGGTTATCGTGACCATAATCATCCATCAGGAATATATGGTATGACTAGAGTAGAAGTTTTAGAATGGTTGAACCGTTTTAGAATGGCTTGTACTCTTTGTAATACTGATCATATTATAATGATGGAGGATGATGTTCATATAAGAGGTGAGATTCATGTACCAGATGACTGGGAGTTTGCTGGTCAAGCAAAACCAGGTAACTTGTTACAAGAAGCCTTTATGAATTATTTGACAGAAAAATATGATGTAAAATGGAATGTGAATTATTATGGAACTGGTGGAGGAAGTATTTTTAATGCTAAGACTTTCTTAGAAAATTATGAAAGAGTCATTCCTATCTTTGAAGAAGAGTTTGATTATATTAAAAAGGAATTGTGTGGTAATCTAGGATGGGTTGATGTCTGGATGCCAATGTATTATTTCTTATGTGGAAAGGAGTATAGACACAATAGGTTATTAACCGAGACAACTTCTAATCCTATATGGGAAATTTCTAAAGAACCCATTGTTCATCAATATAAGGTGCATTACTGATGTCTAAAATTACTTTTGGTTATATTGTTGGTGGTGAAGATAAACACTACAATAATCTTTTACGTTCTTTAGGTTCACTAGAACGTATTGAACAACCTTATGATGTTATTGTTCTTGATGCTGATAGTCGGTTAGAGAATGATGAAGATAATCCTAACGTTCGTATCATTCCTTTTCCTGTAGATGAAGAGAAAGGTGAGGGTTGGTTTAAACCTCATTACTGGCAGATGAGATATCATCTAAACAAGTATGTTGAAACAGATCATTGTTTCTATATGGATACTGATACGGTGGTTGTTAATGACCGTGTTGATGAACTTATTGAAGAAGCTGAAGATGACTTTCTTATTTGTCGTCACTGGTGGGTTCCAACATTAAAAGATTATCTATCTAATGTCAGGGTTAATTTTGGACTTGTATCTCATTTACTTGAGGATGAGAATGCAGATATTCCATATTTTGCTTCTGGTCTTTTCTTATTCCAAAAAGATAAACATGATTATATCTTTGATACTTATCATAAGAAGTTTGAGAGTGTCTTTGCAAGTATGCCAAACAATGCACAGGGCATTACTGATGAACTTTTATTATGTTTGACTTTAAATGAGACTGGTGGGTATACAACAACTAATGGTTCTATGAATCATAGTTCAGAACAAGAACAGATGCCTTTAAAATTTAATGCTGGTACATTCTGGGGTAAGAATCCTCAAGATGATATTTACAAAAAGGTATTTGTATTCCATAATGATATTTTAGAGTTTCCAACTTTGAGTTATTTTAGAACTAACTTTGATGATGAAAATTTCATCAAGAACTTTAAAGAAGTTTGCTACGTTGAAGAATGAAGATTGCTTTAGTAGGACCAGGTATCATCGAGATACCACCAAAGGGTTGGGGTGCTGTAGAGTCTCTTATATGGGACTATGCAACTGAACTAGGTGAACTAGGACATGAAGGTAGTATTATTAATACTCCTGATAGAGATCAAATAATCAAAGAACTAACTGATGAATCTTTTGATTACATTCATGTTCATTATGATGTCTTCTATGACATGATGGATCTTATTCATGAGAAATGTCCCAATGCAAAGTTGGCGATTAGTTCTCACTATCCATACATTGATCAGGCAGATAGACATCCTCATGATGGTTACGATAAGATATACAAGTGGTTAATAGAAAATGATAAGTATTATAATTTCTGTATCTCTCACAAAGACTATGAAACTTATAAGAGAGATGGTGCTCCTTTAGATAAACTTTTAGTATGTCCTAATGGTGCTCAACATAGAGACTATAACTTCCAAGAGAAACCAGATAAACCAGACTGGACTTTATATCTTGCAAAGATAGAACCAAGAAAGAGACAACATGTTTATCAAGGGATATATGGTATTGAATTTGTAGGTCACTATACTGATACTACAAGTTTTAATCCAAAGTTAAAGGATTATCTTGGTGAATGGGATCACAAATATAAGTTGCAACACGTTACTGATTATGGTAACATGTTGTTGTTATCTGATGGTGAGAATGGAACACCTCTTGTTATTAAAGAAGCTTTGATTGCAGGACTGGGTGTAGTGATATCTAAATATGCTGCACATGATTTAGATAAGTCTTTACCATTTGTGACTGTTGTTCCAGATGATAAGTGGAATGACCTTGAATATGTTTCTAAAGAACTCAAGAGAAATAGAGAGATCTCTGTTACTATGAGGAACGATATTCGTCAGTATGGTGTAGAGAATTTCTCTTGGCAGGTACTGGTCAAGAAGTACGTTGAAAACATTGAACAGATGAAATGAAGATTTCCATAGTCGGTCCAGGTTTAATGCCTATCCCTCCTGTAGGTTGGGGTGCTGTAGAGTCTCTGATATGGGATATGGCGAATGCTCTTAAGGACTTAGGGCATTCAGTTCAAATTATTAATACTACTGATGGTAACAAGGTACTTGCTGCTATTGAAGAACATGATCCAGACTTTGTTCACATTAACTATGATGATTTTATAGTATTATATCCTCATATTAATAGACCAAAGGCAATGACATCACACTTTGGTTATCTGGAACGTCCAGATATGATGAGTAGTTATGTGAATATATTCAATAAGTTTCAAGAGATGAAACCAAATGTGTTTTGTCTATCAGAAGGGATAAAAAATATCTATAAAGTCTTTAGTGATTTTCCTGAAGAGAAATTATTTGTTACACCCAATGGTGTTAACATAGATGCATTTACCTTTACAGATACTCCAAAGTTTCCAGATCGTAGTATGTACCTTGCAAAGGTAGACTATCGTAAGAGACAACATCTATTTCAACATATCAAGAGTCTGTGGTTTGCTGGTAATATTGTTGATGAAAGATATGATACTAACAATAACTATCTTGGTGAGTGGACTAAGGAGACTCTGTATAAGGAGTTAACTGACTATGGTAACCTTGTATTATTGTCAGATGGTGAAGCACATTCCTTAGTTGTTATGGAAGCCTTTGCTGCTGGACTTGGTGTAGTAATAAGTCAGTATGCAACTGCTAACTTAGATTTGGATAAGGAGTTTATTACTGTTATACCTGAGAAGAAGATTAAAGATACAAAGTATGTTGAAGAACAGATAATAAAGAACAGGGAATATTCTGTTGCACACAGAGATGAGATACTTGAGTATGGAAAACAGTTTGAATGGAAGAAAGTTTTACAAGAACATTATGTTCCATCTATAGAGAAACTTATTGCCGAAACCCCCAAAGAAGACCCGCCAGTACCTCTTAACTACGTAGACAATAATAAGGCTGCATATAAGTTAAAGGGGTTTGGCCCCCTCTATTATATTAATTTGGATGGTCAACCTGAAAGGGATGCAGAGATGCGTGCCATGTGTAAGTATTGGGATTTAGCACCTACTCGTATTTCGGCCTTTGATGGACGGAATGATAAGTTAGAACACATTATTGAGGGTAACTATCCAGAAGGTGTTACATCTGGTGAGGTTGGATGTGTTACTTCACATCTTAAGGCTATTAAACATTGGTATGAAACTAGTGATAGTCCTTATGGAATCTTTGCAGAGGATGATGTTAGTTTTGATACTGCTAGGTTCTGGAAGTTTGATTGGAATGAGTTTATGTCAAAGGTTCCATATGATTGGGACTGTATTCAACTTGCTATTATTAATCCTGGTGTAGTGTATGCAAACTTACATGCTCGTTGGGTTAATGATTTTTCAACTGCTTGTTTCATGGTAAGTAGACACCATGCTCAGAAAATAATACATCATCATTGTGTTGGGGATAAGTTTAGGTTGGATCAAGGTGTTAAACCAAGACCTGTTGCAGACGATCTTATCTACAACTGTGGTAGAACTTATGCTATTCCTCTTTTCCATTACAAGATAGAGATGGGTTCATCTATACACCCAGAACATCTAGAAGTTTTTCATCGTAGTAGTCATGATGGCATCTTAGATCATTGGAGAGAAAGTCTTGCTCAGATGGAAGACCAGAATGTTATTTTCAATTATGATCCTTATTTGGGTCGGATTCCACCCGAATGTCAAGGAAAGTAAACAATATTTGACAGGAACATAAAGTTCTGTTAACATAAATACTTCTTACATAAACAATGGGCCCGAAAAGATCGTACCCCTGCGTAGAATGTTATGAGTCCTGTCGGGGACTCTATCATCCGCAGGCTTTTTTTATGCTTGCGAGACACTTAAAAACGAAAATGTCAATCAAATCAACAATTGCAGCTCTAGCTGCTAGTCCATTCCTCCTCGCTGGTGCCGCTTTTGCTGGTCCTTACGTTAACGTAGAGAGCAATCTGAGCTATCCTGATGGGGATTATTCTGCAGCTACTACAGATCTTCACGTTGGCTTTGAGGGTGGAGAAGGTGCAGTAGGATATTATGTTCAAGCTGGCCCAGCATTCGTTCACGCTGATAGCACAGACGACACCGAGACTGAAATCTCTGGTAAGGCTGGTCTAACTTATGCTGTTAACGAAGACCTCGGAGTCTATGGTGAACTCGCCGGAATTACTAACGAAGTTAGTGGTGACGAGCAAGTTAACTGGTCCGCTAAAGTTGGAGCTAAGTTCGTTTTCTGATTCAGTAAACGTACATAACTATAAGGGGTCCACATGGGCCCCTTTTTTTATTGGGAAGTCATATGAAATTTGAAGATTACTATAAGGAGTTTTGTGAAGTCTTTGGACATCCATTATGGATGTTACCTATGATGATGATTGGTATGTTCTTTTTTATTGAAGTACTTCATTTTAGGGAACATAAGAATATTGAAGGAGATGCTCATGGGTATTGTGGTCAACAGGAGTTTGTTAAAGAATTAAAGAGGTTCTATGAAAACAATGCATATTAATGTTAGGGAGTGAGTATAATTACTTGACGAGAACTTAACGTTTCCTATATAATTACGTTACGTTACTTAACATAACTTAAATGACTGTTACAACGGAAGACGGCGGCCGTCAAAACATGTACGCCAAAGAACCCAGAATAGAAGTACTTGAAGAAGAGTATGCACCTGCAGCTGAAATGGCTAATGGTCGTTGGGCAATGATCGGTTTTGTAGCCGCTATCGGTGCTTACGTTACTACTGGGCAAATCATCCCTGGCATCTTTTAGGATACAGGTCTCTTACACCCACCTTAACAGGTGACTTTCTACCCCTCAAATCTAACGAAAGGAGCAAACAAATGACTAAAGAAGCAGAATTAACAAATGGCCGTTTGGCAATGATTGGTTTTAATATATTAATCATCAACTATGTTATGACTGGAAATATCATCCCTGGTATTTTTTGATGACTACATCGTCGATAAAGAGAAGAGGAATTGATCCGCAACTCTTATTGACTGCAAGACTAGTATATGCTGCATGGGTAACTGGAGTACTTGGTTTAGAATTCTATTACCAGTACCTCCACAATCCTGCGGTACATATTTTCTTTCAGTCAAGGGGCATCTTCCTTTTTTAAAACTTAACAAAACTAAATACTTACTCGTACCTTTATCTTAGAACCAAAACAAATGGGCGAATTAATATCCGCAACAGATGCAGTAAATCCAATATGGGCAGTAGTCTTTCCATTTTTCCCTGTAGTTATCCTACTTGGATTTTGGTTTGCTGCAGGTGGTGGATTTACTGATGACGATGATGATGATAATTTTGGTGGAGGTAAAGGTGTACGGGTAGGACAAATGGAACCAGTACCAGTTACCGTACCAACAGGAGCATGATACTAGCAGTAACACAAACTTTAATTTCAATTCCTAATGAGTTCATGGGACTCATGGAGTTTGGAGCCATGGTTACCATTGGGATAACCGCCGGTTCTATGGGTATGATATAATTAGTACAGAGCAACCAATCAAGACAAGAAGATGAAGAATGATTTAGGTGTGGACCCTGAAGAGTGGTTTGAGAACCCTTTGGATTCTATGCCTGTGGCTAAGGAATCACCTAGTTGGGAAGATACTGCACCCTCAGAGTTTGAACCGAAGGATGATTATGAACCTTCTGAGTTTGCAGATTTAGATTGGTTTAGAACTGAACCAGAACCAAAGAAAGAAGAGACTATGCATGAGAAGATGTATAGGATTGCTACAGCACGTTACAATCCGTTCTCTTTAGGTGGGTCTGAGAACTGTGACTCTGATATTAGTTGTAATATAGGTGGGTCTGAAAATATTCAATCCAACACTTGACATCTCTATTACGAGAGAGTAAAATAAATAAAACGAAATTGAAAGAACGAAAATGTCTTATAGCGTCACTCTAAGAGATCCAGATGGCAATGAAGAGACTATTGAATGTAATGATGATCAGTATATACTTGAGGCTGTTGAAGAGGGAGGGTTAGATCATCCGTCTTCATGTCGTGCAGGTGCATGTTCTTCATGTGCAATGAAAATAGTAGAAGGAACTGTTGATCAAGAAGAACAGTCTTTCTTGGATGATGATCAGTTAGAAGCTGGTTTTGTTCTTGCGTGTGTTGCATATCCTACATCTGATGTTACCCTTTTGACAGAACAAGAAGAGAACTTATATTAATGGAGACAGAAGAAGTCAAATTAAAATTAAGACAGGAAGCATTATCAATTCTGTTAAAACATTTTGGTAACCAGAGTAATAATGCTTCTGTATATGAATGTGCTGATGAATGGGTCAGTAAACAAGTAACTACATCAGGGCTTGTCAATTATTACAAAGCGTACTATAGTGGCAAACATGACAATACATAGAATTAGGTTATCTAAAATGCAAAAAGTTGTAAATGTACTTGCTGTTGCGTCTGCTGTTGTATCTCTTGCCGTTGTTGGCACTGCTAGCTACGTGTTCGTTAATAAGGATGCGTTAATCAAAGGAGTTACTGACAAGGCAATGGAATCAGTACTTGGTGGTGGTCTAGGTGGTGCTGGTTTTGGTGTACCTGATGTAGGTGGTTCTCTTCCTGCTGGGGCTAATGATCTTTCACCACAGACTAATCCTGATGTTGATCCACAAGCAGCTGTACCTGAAACCTCTGTAACTTTTTAAGAATGAACCCAGATGACGTTACACTACTCAATACTTCTCAACAGTTTGAGTATGAAAGAATGTCAAGGGAGATTGATGAGGTGGATGATGTTGAAGAACTTAAACAGATGTGTAAGTTCTTAGTGAAAATGGAGATGCAGACAAGAGAAACTTATAGCGTCATGTTACAAGACTTGTCTGCAGCTATAATTGAGGAAGTACCAGACTTTCCAAAAGGTTAATAAAAAAGATTAAGGCGACTATATAGTAGATAGTTGCCTTATTTTAATGCCTGAAGAAATAAAGGAAGAACTTCATGAGGAAGAACATCATGAAGAGAAGAAAAAGAAAGGTCTTCTAGCTAAGGCAAAGGATGCTATATTACCAGATGCTGAGGAGCAAGCAGCAATAATCAGTACTATGGTCAGGATCGGCGTCCTTGTGTGGTCCGGCGGAATTTTAACTTTAAATTATGTGGCCATACCTGGTGTTCCTCAACAGAAAATTGATCCGACATTTATAGCCTCAGTTTTTACAGGTGTTTTGGCCAGCTTTGGCATTCAGACTGCATCTAAGAAAGGTGATGGTACAATGAAGATGGATAAGGGTGGTGGTAGTGGCCCTGGTGGACAGATATCTAAAGCAGATATGGAGAAGTTGATTGAGAAAGCAACACAAGCCGCACCTGCACAGACCATTAGATTAGAACAAGCACCATTGGTTATTAATCCAGGTCCACCACAGAAACCACCAACTGCATGATTCTAGGAGGTATATTATGAAAAAGTGGATAGGAATCAGTTTAGGTACTTTGTTTGGTATATCTCATATTGGTATGATTGGTATTCTTGCCAGTCGTACCAGGTTTCCTGCAATAGATTTACCTATAGGTCAATATACTTCATACACTGTTAATGCTGGACTAGATGGTTATACTATTAACTATAGATCTCATGATCCTAAAGTCATGGGAGTCAGAAAAGATATTGAACGTCCTGGTGGGTTCCTTGGTTTGGGTAAAACAAAGGTTCATACTATAGAAGAATATACAATTGAAGGTGCTCGTCATACTCAACGTGATACTGGTGGATTAAATTCTGCTGAAGTTGCATGTATTAAGGCAGAAGGTGCTGGAGAATCTACAGGAAGACTTGTAGGTGGTGGTGTTGGTACTGCTGTAGTTTCTAATACTGGACTTGCATCTGTTCCTATTGTTGGATGGGTACTTGCTGGTGCTGTTACAATGATGGGTATGGATCAAGGTGCTGAAATTGGTGGTACAATGGCTAAGGACTTTGCAAATTGTGATCCATCAGTAGAAGAATCATGAAGAAGATTTTAAAATGGATAAAGAAAGCTTGGGCTTGGGGGATGGGCCATCCATAAAGGTTTGTCCTAAATGTGAATCAAGATGGGTTGGTGGACAATTGTACTGGTCAACTGGTAAAATAGGTTGTCCACATGATCTTGCTGGCCTGGTCTGTAATAAATATGGAAATAACAGGTGTATTAATCCTTGTAGAGGATCAACTAGTGGTCAAACTTGGGAAATACGTAGACAAATTACGGAGGAAAACTAATGTCTTGCGGATCTGTAAAACACAAGATAAAAGGAGCATTCGACAAAGTTGTTGAATGGGATAAGGCAATTATTAAAAAATGCCAGGACAAATGGGGATGGACAGACTATCAAGTAGTTGTCATTTCATTTGCCAAAGGGTTTGTTATTGGAGCAATTCTTTTATGAGTAATTTTAAAGTACCAGTTGCAGTACTAACATTTCTAGCAGCACAGCTAGGTGGTGCAGTATGGTGGGCATCTCAAGTAGATAGTAGAGTTAAAACTCTTGAAGTAAAGAGTCTTAATATTGCTACAGAAAACAGGAGATATCTTGACCAAGTTGTGATACCTTCTTATGAGATTGGTGATAACTGGGACAACCCACACCATAACAATTGGATAAAATCAGGTGGTTGGAAAAGTGGAACTAACTGATTTAAATGTGAATAATGTTCTCAATGAAATACGTCCTTACATTGAGGCAGATGGAGGTTATCTTGAATTTGTTGCAATAGATTATCTCCAAGAGGGTCCAGTCGTTATTGTCAAACTATTGGGTGCATGTTCTACATGTGCTATGAGTTCTCAAACCTTAAAGATGGGAATAGAAAATCATTTACAAAATCAATGGCCAGAAATAACAGAAGTGATACAGTGCTAAAGAGTGGAAATACATTAGGAAATTTCTTAATGATGTTATTGACTCAGTTTAGTTTTGTTGGTATACTAGTCTTACTATGCATATTAATATAAATGGATTATGTTGTTTGGTGGACTGGGTTAATTACAGTAGCATTAACTTTGACTTATATCGAACTTACAGTACTGGAATGGTGGCAGAATAGATGACTGAAGAAGAACTAGAAGCAGAACGCTGTATAGATGATGACTATGAAGTTGTCAATCAATTCTATAAGGCAAAAAGATTGTATCCTTATACTCCTTTCTATCTTCAAGATGAGAATGGGGATACCTATGAATTTGGATGGGAATTAATATATCAATATATTGCCAAACTCACACAATAATAGTTAGGGTTTGGTGATAATTATAGTTAATATTACCTATAAGTAAAATAAATATTTGTTGAAATCTATGCGAGCCCACGGCTACAATCGTGTCTCATTACACAGTACAATATCTCGATGCAACCAGGCATCATCAAACTATTTGCGAGTATGCAGAGAATTCCTGGGAAGCAAAAAGACAAGCAACAGAAGACGTACCATATTTACATTCTCACCCAAATAGTATAGACTGTATACTAGTTGAGGGATCTATGTTCAGTGCAAATATCTAATATCATGAAAACATTTATACAGACTTTATGGGTGATGCTTATAGCATCGCTTGTTCTTTTTATGCCAAATTTTGCATATGCCACAGAAATACAAATGGGTTCTGAGGGCAACCTTGTTTTTAATCCCAGTGAAGTTAATATTAGCGTGGGTGATTCTGTCATATTTACCAACGGGGATCTTCCACCTCATAACATAGTAGTTGCTGACCATCCAGAACTTTCACATCCAGATTTAATGTTTCTTGGTGGAGAACAAATTGAAATAACATTTGATGAAGCAGGTGATTATGAATTCCAGTGTGAACCTCATGCAGGTGCTGGAATGAAAGGAGTCATTCACGTAACCTAACATGCAAGAAGTTGTTCAAGGTGTCAATATTATGATTGGTATCTTAATGGGTGGTGTTTCGTGGTCAATTTACTATATAATGAGAATAGCATACTTGGAGATGAAAGAGGATGGAAGACTTGACGTTGGATACGAAACAGGAAATTCGGATAGTAGTTCTACAGAATAAAGTAGATCGACTTGAGGAGAAACAAGAAGAACTTCGTCAACGCCTGAAGGTTGTTGAGAAGTGGGTGATAGGAGCTGCAGCTGTTCTTGCTGCTGGCACAACTCTTATTGGCTTTGCTACAAACATATCTAAAGCATATCTCTAATGAATAGATTATTATTACTAGGTGTTAGTATTGTTGCAGTTGCTTTTATTTTGCAAGTTGTTGATGATGCTAACGATATGAAAGTTCCTTATGATGAATTATCACAATGAGTGACAAGACTTTGAAAGACTTAACTGTTGATGCACATATTGCT